CGAAAGGTCATGTCTGTGAAGTCATGGCGACCCTCATGGTGCAAGAGGGCCTCCGTTCTGTTGAGGTGCGTCGCCTCCAGGTGGGTGACGTGGATCTCGACAATCGGCAGATCTATCTGCACGGCAAGGGTGACAGGGGCCGGGTGCTGCCACTGTCGGAGCAGACGTGTTCGGTGATCCGCAGGCATCTCGCAGTCATCGGGCACCGATCTGGCCCGCTGCTGTCCACCAAGGGAACCTTTGAACCGATGAGCAAAGCGTCTGTCAACCATCGGATGAACCGGATCTTCAACAACTCCGGTGTGAAGCGCGGACCATATGACGGCAAGTCGGCGCACTCGCTGAGGTCAACGGCAGCGACCGACGTGTACAGGGAATGCCTAGACGTGCGAGCCGTGCAGGCGATGCTCGGCCACTCGCACCTGTCTTCGACTCAGCACTACATCGAGCTGGCGACAGCGGAACATTTGCGGGACGCGATGACCGGTCGCCGATATTGAATATTGCTTTATTAGCGACTAGCGAGTAATAATCAGTCGTCACCAACAATGGTGGCGCGGAGAGAAAGCTTGCCAAATTGAACGGACTCGCACGACAGATCGTTCAGCACAGGAAACTGCTGAACCAATCTCAGACCGAGGCTGCTGACGAACTTGGTTTCACGCAAACCAAAATGTCTCGGCTTGAGTTGGGGCACTCCAAGCCCTACAAGGACATACCGGTTATAGCCGGGTGGCTTGGGATCTCGGAGTCGCGTGCCCTGCGGCTCCTAGAGGCCCCAGCCGGAGCAGACCAGGACTTTCTGGAAATTGTCGAATCCGTTCGGGACATGCAGGGGGTGCTGGAGGAAACCCAAGAGTCATTTAAGGCTGTGACCCAAGACGTGAAGAACGAGATCATCGAAATCAGAGCGGTCCTTGGTGAATTGCTGAAGGTAGATAATCCGCCGGTCACAGGAGTCCTCGCTGACCTTATGGCGAAGAAGCGCCTAGCACTTGGCCTGACAGTCGCAGATGCAGCGGACTTGATGAAGGTACCGATCGGCACAATCGTCAGACTTGAATTGGGGCTAGCGAGTTTCGAAACCCACGTTCACCTGGTCTCCGAGTTCTTGGATGTCGAAACCGGATTCCTATGGGAGTTGTTTGGAGCCGAGAGCGAATCGTCAATCAAGTCCGTTGTGGAAGAAATGAACGATTACCTCGACACCCGTGAAGCTGGTCTGGAAAATTGGCAAGAGGGACTAGATCGGATGAAGAACGCTCTCGCCGTTATGGAAGAAAAGAAGGTCTGAAGATGGCGACACTAGATTCCAACCCTCGCTACACCTTTGACACTCAACTCGTCACCGAGTACGCCCCGTGGCGACGACAGCGGCTTTCAATAAACCGTCTACATGAGCGGCTCGACACCCGCTCATACAAAATGCTTGACGACGCGATGGAACTCGCGGCCACCGTGCTTGGTACGTATCGGCTCCAAGCCGCTGTCTTGAATCTGGCCGACGAACTCAAGCATCAGGCAAAATATGGCTATCTCGGACAATGGCGACAACAATTCATCGCAGGCCCATACATAGAAAACCTGCGTGAGAACAAAGTGTCTTTCAATATTGAACAGACCTTCCCAGATGTAGCCACTGCGAGCGTCTCGTTCCTCACTCAGGACGACCCAGTATTTGGAACGTGGATTGTCACAATGAGCCGACTCTTTGACACTCCCGACGGCCCCACAAGTGAACTGCTAGAGATTGCTGAGAGGTTTTCGCAACTGTCGCACAGTTGGCAATGACCTAGTCCTAGTCGGCTAGAGACGCGGTGCCCTTGGTGCCGACCATCGACGCCACCCACGCCTTGACCATCGCCAGGACCGCCGTACCGGCGGCAACCATGCCAGCCTCGGCAGACCCGAGGTCCGTCAACGTGAAAACGCCGAGAAACGCCTGCGCACCAGATGCCAGCAGCCTCTCTCCCATGTCGCGCGTGAAGTCCATTACCAACCTTCTTTCTGTCTGTCCATCACATGGATGGGTGCCTGGATCGAAACCCCGTACTTCGGGGTGACGACCATGAACGCCTGCTGAGGCGCTTCGTCCTTGAAATTGAAGATCCGAGAGAACTCGTCCGGTCCCTTCGTGGACCCATTGACCACCAGCCCGGTGGCCGCAGCGAGATTCAACTGGTGGAAATGCCCGATGACCATCACGTCGAACGGAGTGTTCGTCCGCTTCTTTTCTCGCATCCGAAAAACCGGAGGAAGCAACCCGGCGACACCACCTCCACCACCCCGAACCTGATCGCCGTGCGTCAACAAGAACCGGGTGCCGTACACGTCCACCAGGGCATCCGTTGAATCCGGTATCTGCCAACTAACCCGCTCGTCGCCCGCCAGATGGTTCGCCGTCATCGTCGTCAACAACCAGTCGAGGTTGTCCCGCACCCGGCCCTTCATCCTCGGCTTACCGGGTTTCATCCGCCCGTGGTTGCCAACCACCGACGGGACATGCACTTTGCCGAAATGGTCAGCCAACTGCCGGATCGCCGCAGCCAACTGTGCCGACCAATGCACCACCGTCGCCAACGACGACGCCTCATTCGACTCCACCAACTCGTCGTGGATGTGCCCAGAAATCAAATCCCCTCCGAGCATCAGCACCAGACCGTCGATGTCAACGCCAGCGACGTAGTCGCGGGCCAACTCGATGGTCTTGTCGGAAAACCGTTTCAACCGAAGCTCGGCGATACGACGGTCATAGGCGTTCGCCCCGTCGATCTCCTCGGGCCGCACCACCTCGTCCCAATGTGTGTCCGACAGAACAGCGACAACCGTCGCCGAGGTCTTCTTCTTCGGGGCCTTCGGCGTCAACCACTTCGGCGGCTTCTTCCCGGCTGCCTTCTCATAGACGCTGATACGAGCCAGCAGCCCGTCACGTTCGGCAGCGAGCGCCGACGCCTGGTCCCGGCTTATCCGAAGTTCAGCTTTCGCCTTACCGTGAGCCTTCTCGACTCGGCTGAGTCGTTCAAGCAGGATCGCGTGGTCGGCGAACTCCTCTAGTTCACTCACCCGTTGGCCTGACGGTCGCGGACAAGGGCAGCCACCTTGTTGACAGTCGCATCGGCGTAACCAAGCGACTTCAACCAATTGCAGATCACCGTTGGCCCCGCGTCGGATTCCAAGATCTGCTGCCTGATGTCATCAGGGAGCTGATCCACCCAACGGGTTGCATACCGGCGACCATTGGTAGCCGCGAATGTTTCTAGGTCTATGGGACCGTCAGCAGTCGGCATATCAGCGTTCCTTCCCAAAACGAACCATCAGGGCTGTACCTGACCGGTTCCATCTGTAGGTCTTCAACCGTCACGCTTTCGGAACGGTCGCCTTCTTGGAACGTCACGGACTTCGCTGTCGTAACCAGTGTTCTCAAAGCCAGATACTCGTCTTGGCTGTCGTAGCCGACCGGAGCGCCCGCACCATGCGATGTGGCGACCCGGCCCTGGATGACGAGCGGCGCAATGATCTCTTCGACCCTTGAAGGTTGCGGTCTCGCATGCAACGACCAGCGTTCAAGAACCGGGCCTGCCGTGGTAGTCGAACTCCGAGCCAACGTGAGTTTCACAACGAACGTCTCCGACGCCGGATCAGCAGCCGAGTACGCGGTTTCGACACCTGTGCCGGTCAGCACCATTGCCGTGGACACGTTGTTCTCGTCGGTCAACGTGATCGTCGTTGTCCCGGTCACACCGGCTGTGAGGCCCCGGTAGTTCAGCGTCGATGTCCGATAGTCGGTGCCCGACACCCGGTAGTCGATGTCGCCGGAACCGGACTCGGCCTGCTCGTTGGCGAACCGTCCTGACACGGCCCGCGCCACCTTCGACGCTGACGTTCCGAACGTCACCTGGCCGACAATCAGCTCGGCTGAAGTAGACAGATCCCCGGAATAGTCCTCGCCGTACAGTTCGCCGTTGCTGTCAGTGAAGAACAGTTTGCCGTTCACCACCTCTAACGACAGGACGTTCCCGTAGGTGTCGGAATCATGGGCGAGGAACCGGGCGTAGGCGGGCTGTAGCACGTCGTTGAAGACGGTCAGGTCGGCCTTCCAGGTGTCGCCGTTAGACGTACCCCAGTAGCCGTACTTGCCAACAATGCGTGTCCCGTAGGCCGCGCCACCGTCGTCCACGACCGGGCCGAACGTGATCGATGCGTTGTCCTGCGTGGAAATCACCCCGAACCGGCATCCAGCGGACGTACCGGCGATGACCATGCTTCCGAAGATGTCGAGGCAGAACGGCCCTGAGAAGGTTTCGCCGACCGGGAGAACAGCGGCAGGCACCGGGTAGGCGAGCGCACCGTCAGTGGACGAGATCCCAATCGAGTACAGGATGCCTTGTCCGTTGACGTTGTACGCCGCGTAGATCCTTTGCGGACCACCCTTGATGGCGATACACGTCCCGGTCAGTGTCTTGTCGAACGTCAGAACCGTGCCCGACGAGTTCAGCTCCACGATGCGGGCCCCATCGGCGGATATCAACCGGCCGTTGGCGAACTCGATGACATCCCCAGCGAACGAACCGATGGTCGAAGCACCACTGGTGCTTGAAACAGCGACCTTCTTCACCGCCGTGCCGATACACGAATAGATCTGCGACCCATCCGAAGTCCAGTCCTTGATCGTGCCGCCCTGAGCGGACGCCGAAAACGTGATCGTCGGTGCAGCATCCGGGTTGCCGTACTTCATGTCCGACCCGTCCGAGAAATAGAAGACGCTGCCGTTCACGATGCGGGCATACAAGTTCGTGTTCGTCCCAGCAGCCTGCTTCGACTCAAGGGCCTTACAGATCGACAAGTGACCCTTCGTCCACACATCCACGTTCTTGCTGGTGTGGAACCGCCGCCGATCAGAATCAACTAGGTCGTAATGCTCCTGGCCTGCGCCACGCGACCAGTCCGACTGGGAACGAATCCACTGGCCGACGTTCGACAGGGTCTGTTCACCAACGTCGTCGGACGTGTCCTGCTGCTGCTTCTGCGCTGGCACCGTGGACCGGCGATAGCGCTCGATGTCAACGAGGTACTCGCGACCGTCAATGGAAACGTCGAAACGCGGAGCGACCGCCACGGCCTACTCCCCGCTACGAAGCCAAGTCGTCGGGTAGAGCTGCGTCAACCGAGCCTTCTCAGCTTCAATCCGTTCTGCCCGCCGGAACCTCAGGTCTCGCATCGACGCCGAGATCGCACCAGGGGGAACCTCGTCGGCTCTCCGCATCGGTGCCTGCACCATCACCGATTCCCGAGCAATCGGTTTGAACGTCATCAGTTGCAGGGCTGCGCCCAGCACGGGCAGGTCGTAAGCCTCGGTGTGCAGCCCTGTCGTAGAAAGGGCGGTGGTGGTTGCGCTCAAAGTGCTGAAAGGCGCTTTGTACTCGACGCGAACGGTCTGGCCTGACACCGGGGGATCTTGGAGAATGAGAGCCACGCCCGACGCAAACGTCGAAGTGTCCCGGTTCCGGCGCAGGGAGAACCTCCGCACCTCCGGTTCGGATTGGTCAGCCGATGGGTCTGTGTACGTCACCCGGTACACACCGAGGGCGTCAGAGGCCAAGTTGTAACCGTCGGTCCCTGACGCGAAAGAGAAAGTAGCGGTCTTGATCTGGTAAAGCCCCAACGCTGACAGGTCATGCAGGTCGGTGTTGATGGCGTCGAGGATCTGATGCGCCTGGTATTGCGGGGCGACACGAATGATCGCCGTAGATGAATGAGACGCAGCAGTTGAACCGCCGTAACCGCGGATCACACCAACCGTCTGACCCGCGACCGAAGTCACATACATGACCTCCGTACCGACTTCGATGAGAACTCCGGGCACAATCGGCCCCGCAGCGAACTCCACGGCGAACGAAGAAACTGACGAGTTGATATCCCCGTTGAGACGATTGATCGACTCAACCGTTCCGCCCAACAGGAGATCCCTGGTGCGGTCTATCCACACTTGCGCCGTCATGCCGTATCAGTCCTCAGTCGGCAAGCAGCTCTTCAGTGGCCTTACGGACATTGCGATTCCGCACCACTGTCCCAGATTCGATCTCCATCTTAGTCTCAGCACGAGATTCAAGGTCGGCGGAATTGCGAATCGATGGAGGCTGCACACCGTCGCCTCGGAGCCTCTTATAGGCGTCCATGTCCTTGTCCATCTTCTGCCACGCCTTCTTCTCATCAGCCGCTGAGGACCGTGTCGGCATAGCAGAAGCAGCAAACGAAATGGACCGGACCTTCTCGGCAAACGCGTCCCGTTCAGCAAGCTCTTCCGGCGTGCAATCTTCTCTCTTCTTTACTGTCATGCTGCCTCCACATTGATGGCGTATCCAGCGTCGGCAAGCAGTTCCGCCTCGGCGTCGGTCAGGTCGTCAGGGCCTTCGTGACCGCCATAAAGCGTCCTAGTAATGGTGGACGAATCCGCCGGTTGAGTCGTCGTAACCGCACCGTCAGCGATCCACACGTTGACGCCTCGAGCACGCGGCGAATAGAAGCGAGCCAAACGATTCTTCGCAGCCAACGGTCGGTAACCGACCTCGCCGGAAGCCAACGTCGGCAACGAATCAGTCGTCGTCAACGCAACTCGACGCACCAAATCAGCCTCATGAACCCCACCAGTGGCCGTCACCGTGTCCGGTGTCGCATTGGCCGTTTGGGAGGCTGTCGCAGAGGGAACAGCCCCCACAACACCGACTGTTGAAACAGCCGCGTTGGCGGCACCTGAAACCGTTGGTGAACCGACACTGCTAACCCCAGCAACAACGGAAGCACTGACCGAAGCGTCTGCTGAAACTGTCGGGCCAGGGACACCAGCACTAGCAGCAACAACGCCAGCAGCAACAGTGGCAGCACCAGAAACGGTAGGTGCCGGGACCGCGGCGACTGCGGCAACGACCGCGGGTGAGACGGTAGCGTCAAGGCTTCCCCGGTAGTCCGAGGTTGCGTGGCGGTAGTCGATCCCGGCATGGCGATAATCAAGACCCGCCATTAGCGCGTTCTTTCTCGATCCAGCGGTGTCGTTCTTCGTGCGCCTTCGTCCAACCGGTCAAACCGTTCACGTTTTCCGAAACGTCTTCCACCCGGTCTGTCAAATAGTCGAGCTTGTCCATGCTGCGGTTGTGCTGGTCGGTGTTGTCGCGGGTCAACCGTCGTAAAGCGACAGCGAAAAACCCGGTGACACACGCGGCGCCGATCACGCCGAAAGCAGAAATCCATTCAGCTCCCACCGAACATCTTCCTGTACGAGACAGGGCCGAAAACCCCGTCAACGGTGAGACCAGTCTCCAATTGCCAAAGGCCAACATGCCAAGCAGTCACCTGGTCATAAACCCCGGTGATGGGGAGGCTGACCTTGAACTGGATGTACCGGACGAGGTCGTCTTTCATCCTCGGCCAACGAACCTTCAACGTCCGTTTGAGGGGAGGTGCCACCAGAGCCGGAGGCTGTGCCGCCTCAGAATTTGGTCGCATCTCCTCTAGACGCTCATAAGCGCGTTTCCCCGGACAGTCCTTGTTCGCTACGTCACGGTGGCCGCGTATCTGAAAGTTCGGTGTAATCAGGCCAGCGTTCACACCAACCGCTAGGAGACTCTGTATCGATTCAATGGCCTTGTCGGACAGTTCCTGCCGGGTGGTGTCACCAATTATGCAGATCGCATACGAGCGGTGATTCCAATGTTTCGTCGCACCAGGGCGGTTGTTCCAGCCCCTCAGCTCGTAGACGTTTCCCGTCATCGGCCCTACAGCAAACGAGTAAGCGATGTCCGCCCAAGCCTTGCGGAGGTGGTAACGCTGATAGGCCCTGAGGATGCGAGATTCGCCTTCACGAGAGTTGTCTTCAAGGAGGGTTGCCCCGTGGTGGATGAAGACGTGGTCAACGGGTTTCCGCAACCGGGTTGTCCACCTTGGTGGTTTCGCCGCCCACTCTGGACGAGTGATGATTTCCATCAGTCGCCCCCTATCTTTCAACCCACGAAACCGTGTCCTCGTCCCAACGCCAATCTTCTGCGTCACCAGGACATTCCGTCGGCGGTTCCCACAGCCAATCGGACGAAAGACTCCACGACCCATACGGTTGTGGCTCGTAGAACACGTTGTTGGTTGAGTCGTACGTGTACCCCGCACCCGCATAGTTGCCGCGCAACGGTGTCCCATTCGGATGCTGATTGCCGAACGTGTTATATGAAGTCTGAATCCACGGGCCGCTATCAGGCAGCAGCGCCTCCAGAAAGTCGATGCCAGCCTGCTCGTCTTCAGGGTCGCCTAGTTCGGCGTTATCGACAACCAGAACACGGGTCACCACACCGTCTGCGATTTCTGCAAAATGAGCCATCGTTACTCCTACGACGGGTACCGAACGATGACGATTCCGCTGCCGCCTGCCGCGCCAGCAGAACTCCCTGCTCCGCCGCCGGGACCTACACCGCCGCCGCCACCGCCACCGCCAGTGTTGGCTGTGCCTGCGGTGCCCGCATTGTTTGGTGCGCCGCCAGCGCCACCACCACCTGAGCCACCAGAGCCACCAGACCCAGATTCTCGGCCACCACCACCGCCACCTGCGTAGGTGACTGAAGACCCCGAGAAGCTGTTGGCCGAACCTGCGCCACCATTAGACAGTGTGCCTACGGCGGAAGCTCCGCCACCGCCACCGGCATTATCGGCTCCGCTCGCTTGACCATCGCCGCCTGCGTACCCCTCGACAGGGGTGTAAGAGCCTGCGTTGCCGGCACCACCATCCGCTGTTTTGCCGCCGCCACCACCTGAGCCGCCAGTGCGGCCATCCAAGTTGCCCGCCGAGTCGCCAGTACCAGCACCGCCGCCACCAGTCGAGGAGATACCTATTGCACTGGAGTTACTACCGTCCGAACCGGCAGCCCCAGACCCTGCCGCACCGCCACCACCAATGGTGATCGTGTACGAGCCTGTTCCAGAGTCAACGGAGACGAAATCAAGACCGCCTGTTTCAGTGATCCGATACCCTCCGGCACCGCCAGCCCCACCGCCACGCGAGGCCCCACCGCCGCCGCCTGCGACAACAAGAACCTCAACCTGTCCAGAACCAGAAGAAATGCTGAGGGTGCCAGACGACGTAAAGACATGGCGCTTATATCCGCCCGAGGTGGACTCGGTGCCACCGGAAGCAGAACCGGCGAACCACGGCGCACCAGAGGAAGCAATCGCTCCGACAAGTGCGTGCGACAGAACCATCGCTACGACGCCAAATTACCGAGGATGTACCACTCGTCAGTTTCATGCTTGATGAGAACACACGACGAGTACTGGCCGGATATTTTCGCCTTATCGCCGTCCGAGCGCGTAGTTACACCAGAGCCTTCGACAATCGTTACCTGCCCAGCTCCCAACTGGACGACGGCAATCTGTGTGCCAACCGGGAAAGCAACCGACGAGTTCGGCGGGATCGTCAGGTTCACTCCAGACCCCTTATTCATTTCGATGACCTTGCCAGCATCAGCAAGAACGAGGGTGTAGTTGTCGGTCTTGCGTTCTAGATCGACCGCTTGACCGACAGCAACCGACGCGGTCAACGTGCCTGAAACCGTGGTGTTCCCGCCAATAGTCGGCGTCGTATCCCAAGCAGACGAACCAGAACCATCACCCATCAACACTGCGCCGGAACTCGGAGTCGAAGACCCCGTACCCAGCTTCGTCTCCAAAGCAATAGCGGCACCATGAACATTGACGTGCATCACGTCATGCTCTTTCCCGCTTGCATCCAGATCGTCAGTTGAACTGATATCAGTCCGTAGCTGATTTCCCGACGTGTCTAACGCACTCGGATACGCAGTTGCCATGCCTCTACCCCTACGGAGTCAGGTCGAGCGTGAATATGCCCGACGCATTCCAGGTGATGGTGAACGTCCCGTTGGCAGACGAATAGTCCGCCCCGAAATTCACAAGGCACACCAAAGGATCGCTCGTCAGCGTGTCGTCATACACGACCGCCGCACGGGCGCTGCTGATCGTTGACGAAGACCACGACGCATCATCAGCATCGAACTTGATCGTGCCCGAAGATCCCGTCAACGCCTTGGACGCCAAAGCGACACCACCAGACGTGTAGTTCGTCCCCGACACCTCATTGCTTGACAGATCCGACCAGTGGTCATGCGTGTCAAAATTCGGCGTCGAACTGTTGGTGATCATGGCGACCTTCACCGTGTCGCCGACAAGATTCACCGCCAACTGTGTGGCAT